GGAGGATTAATGATGGGGCGTTTAAGTACGACAGAAACTGTTGCTGAGAAACAGTTGTCCCAGTGCTCCTCCTTTATCATCCAACCCTTTAGAAGAAAGTATCTTAAGGAATATTTTCTCAGATATTCTAGAGATAATGATACTGCGCTTTGGGATGATAATGTAGCAAGTGTTCTTGAGGAGCAAGGGTATTCAATTGAAGATAGCCCTCGGTCCATTTATTCAGTTGAAAAACTCTATCAGGCACTTGCAAAGTATGCGCCAGAACTAGCCCCTAAGGTAGACCTTAATGACGCACACATTAAGGCGGGGATTAAATTAGCGTATGCTTCTTTTGCTAAGCCTAGAGATGTACCTTATCTTAAGCTGCCAGCATTTACCCCTGAATTCATTCAAAGTATTACGAGTAATCGTAAAGCTAGCTCAGGATTGACTGCTTGGGGTCAAACGAAGGCAGAATCATATGTTAGGGCATATGAACGTGGTTTGCAGGAGATTTGTGGTGTTAAACATTCGGATCCATGTGTTGCCTTTAAGAGAACACAATTTAATGGTAAAACTAGATTAGTTTGGGGCTTTCCGTATGCAAACACAGCAAAGGAAGGATTATTTGCTCGTCCTTTAATTGAGCAATTCAAGAATGGCAATTCACCTATGTCATTTGGAATGACCACGGGAGCATTGGGTGCTCGACTCAGAGCTTCCTCTTACCATAAGAAGTGGGCATATTCAACTGACATTAGTTCCTACGACTCTAGCCTTGCCGGGGAATTAATTTTAATTGCCTTTTCTATTCTTGAGACATGGTTCCATCTCAGCGAGTTTGAACCAACATCTGGTGTGCGGTATAGTCAGATTTGGCAGCAAAATGTCGATTACTTTATTCATACTCCAATCGTTATGCCGAATGGTAGTGTATATAAGGGTAAGAGACATGGTGTTCCTTCTGGCTCATACTTCACTCAGATGATTGATTCAGTCGTCAACACAATTATTTGTGGAGCGATAGCTTCGAAATTTAACATGTTTCTAGATAAGTCAGATCTTTACGTTCTCGGTGATGATCTACTTTTCTGGAGTAATCGTCATGTCAAATTGAAAGACATTGCGGATTACGGGTCAAGGACTTTTGGCGTTAACATGAATGCTGATAAATCGGCAGTTTTCAACTATCAAGACGACATTCATTATCTTGGGCGTGACTGGAAGGATGGTGTTCCAGACTTAGATGAGAAGGAAATTTTGAAGCGCATGGCACAGCCTGAGACATTCAGGAAGTATTCTTCTGATCCAGGGGAGCGTACTTGCCAAGTCAGATTATTGCTACTTTCGTATGCTGCTGTTTATCGTCGAGCTTACAGTATAGCGTTAAGTGTTTTATCTGGCCGAAACACATTTTCAGTTGGTTCGCAAGCGATTCAAAGTTACATGATTCATGGAGATCAGCATCAATATCAAGTTGAAGATAATCCCAACTTCTATTCTGGATTAGTGCGGTACTTGAGAACGTACCATCAGCTAGGCGAA